TAAAGACATTAAATTATATAAAGGTAATTCAGAGATAAGTATTAATGAAACAAACCTTGAACATTATTTAAAACTTGGCTATAAGCAAGAGCAAGAAACTAAACAAACTAAATCTAACAAGGATAAAAAGACATGGCAACACATCACGGAAAAGAAGGAGTTGTAACAGCTGGTGGAACAGCAGTTGGGGAACTAACTAGCTTTACACTTGAAACTACAGGAGATGTTGTAGAAGATACTGCTTTAACAGATGGTACTAAATCATTTGTTGCTGGTAGAACTTCATTCTCTGGTACTTTAGAAATGCACTTTGACGAATCTGACGCACAACAAGAAACTTTACTTGCTGGTGCTTCTATCTCATTTGTTTTATTACCAGAAGGTAATACAGGTGGAGATGCAAGTTACACAGGAACAGGTATTGTAACAGGTATGAGTATCAATAACTCAATGGACGCAATAATTTCAAGAACTGTTACTTTTCAAGGAACTGGTGCTTTAACAATAGGAACTGTATAATCTAATTTATGTCAGTTATTGATAGAGTTAAATCTCATTTTGAAACTCTTAAAACTATCACTATTGAGGTAGAGCAATGGAAAGACGAGCATGGAAATGCTAGTGTATTCTATTCAGAGCCATTAACCCTTGAAGAAAAAAACATTATCTTTAAGAAGTCTAGTAATTTTCAAGACTTAACAGTTCTTGTTGATTTACTTATAATGAAATTGTTAGTTAAGAATGATAAAGGCGATATGATTAAAGCCTTTAGTCCAGAAGATAAATTTGCACTTAGAAAAAAAGCAGACTCTAATGTTATATCTGATGTTGCCAATAAAATACTTTCAGATACTAATTACGAGGACGCAGAAAAAAAGTAGATAGCGACCCTGATGTTAGGTCGCTTTTAGTTGTAGCAGAACGATTACATCTCACAATCCAACAAGTTCTTGATATGCCAATGAGCCATTATAATCTTTGGTTAGCTTACTTGAAAAAAGAACAAGAACAGTATAAAACGAAACAATCACTAGCAGAAGCAAGGAATTTAAAATAATGGCAAATCAAAGACTTAATATAGACATTGTAGCAAAGGATAAATCTGCACAAGCCTTTAATAAAATGCAAGGAAGTCTTGCAAAAGTTAAAGGTGCTGTATTTAATTTAAGAAATGCTTTTATAGGTCTTGGTGCTGGTCTTGTACTTAGAGGTATTATTAGTGCTGGTATGCAAATTGAAGAACTTGGTGTTCAACTAGAAGCATTATTTGGAAGTGCTAAAAAAGGTAAAGCAGCACTAGATGCAGTTACAAAATTTGCAAAAACAACTCCATTTGAACTATCAAATATTCAACAAGGTGTAACAGCTTTAGCAACTGTTTCAGAAAAAGCAGAATCACTTGGAATATCATTTGAAGAATTATTAAAAATTACTGGTAACACAGCAGTTCAATTGGGTGGAGATTTTGCTTTAGCTTCTCAACAAATACAAAGATCATTTAGTGCTGGTATAGGTTCAGCAGATTTATTTAGAGATAGAGCAGTAACAGCTATGGCTGGTTTCTCTGCTGGAGTAAAAGTTAGTGTTGATGAGTCTATTAAAGGATTAGCAAAAGCATTTGGAACTGGTGGTAAATTTGGAGAACTAACAAACAAACTAGCACAAACTTTAAAAGGAACTATATCAAACTTAAAAGATGCTTATTTCACAATAGAAACTGAAATAGCTAAAGGGTTTTTTGATGAACTTAAAAAACAATTAGGAGATTTAAAAAAATTTACAGAAACTAATGATGAAGCTATTAGAAGATTAAGTAGAGAAATAGGAGAAAAACTTGCAGTAGGTGTTTTAGAATTAGCAAGAGCAGTTAAAATTTTAACTAAAAACTTTAGAGAATTATTAGATGTTATAGCTTTATTAATGGTTGCTTTTGGTGGCTTAACTGCAAAAATTGTTGGTACAGGAATTGTACTTAACAACCTTTTCAGTAGACTACAAAATTTCTTTGGTAAAGAAAATGAAATAAAATTAAAATTACCTGACGCAAGAGATATATATAAAACCATAATTCCACTTAAAGAAGAATTAGAAGAAATAGATACATTTTTATACAATTATGAAAATGAATTAGGATATAGAATCCCAACTGCAACTGAAAAAGCTATTGCTAAATTTGAAGAATTAAATCAGGGTGCTTTAGAAAATATAAAAAATAAATTTACAAATATTAGAACAACAATAGTTGAGGGTTTAAATTCTGGTATTACATCTTTTTCAAATGCTTTATCAAGAGCAGTTATACTTGGAGAAGATTTAGGTAAATCGTTTAAAAAAATGGTAGCAGACGCACTTGTTAATACTTTAGCATTATTAATTGAAGTTGTTATTAGAATGGGAATACAAAAAATTTTAGGAGATAAACTTTTATTAGGAGAAAATAAAAGACTGAATAGTGCTAAAAGATATACGTCAGAATTAGGAAAACAAGTTGCACTTGCAGCTATACTTGCAGTTCTAACTGGTGGTGGTTCAATGGCTGGTGGTGGTGGTTTTAACATGGGTAACATTGGTGGTTCTCATGCTCAAGGTGGTGCAGTATCAAAAGGCAGACCAATTTTAGTTGGAGAAAATGGGCCAGAATTATTTGTACCTAACCAAACAGGACAAATTACACAAAATGCTAGAGGTACAGGAAATAGTGGTGCAGTAAATGTTAATTTCACAATCAATGCAGTTAATGCTGCTGGAATAGATCAGTTATTAATTGAAAGACGTGGAACTATATCAAGAATTATAAATGAATCTGTTAATGAAAGAGGGAGAGGTGCAATAATCTAATGGCTGGTGCTTTTCCAATATCTTCTGCTAAATTTGAAACTTTAGGAATAAAGTCAATTCAAAATACTATTATCTCTAAATCTGTATCTGGTAAGAAACTTGCAAGACAAATAGATAACCAAAGATTTGGATTTACAATTAGAATAGTTACAGGAACTAGATCAGATGTTTATGGAGAGTTAATGGCTTTTATAATGAAACAAAGATCAAGCAAAGAAAACTTTACAATAATCCCACCAGAAATAGAAGATGCTAGAGGTAATGAAACAAACACAGTTTTAGTTAATGGTGTTCACGCAGTTGGAGATACAACTATTGCTATGGACGGACACCACAACGATAATCCACACGCATTTAAAGCTGGAGATTTTATAAAGTTTGCAAGTCATTCAAAAGTTTATATGGTAGTCGAAGATGTTCAGGCTTCTAGTAACGCATCAACAGTAACCATTGAGCCACCTTTAATTACAGCACTTGCAGATGATTCAGTAGTTACTTATGATAATGTTCCTTTTACAGTACATTTAACAAATGATATTCAAGAATTTGGTGCAGTAGGAACAGCAAAAGATGGTGCATTTTTATATCAATTTGAATTTGATGTTGAAGAATCCTTATAGATGAAATACAAAGTAAAATATTGGATTAGTGTTGATTTTTTAGCTGAAGAAATAATTGAAGCTGATGATCTTGATGCTCAATCTTTGAATCAAGGTAAGTATAAAGACCCATCTAAAAATGCTATTTATACTGTCAATGATTCAATAAAAATAAACAGACGAACATTTGAGGAACATGACGAGAAGCCTAACGACAGCAACAAAGAACGAACTAGCAACAAATGATTTAAGACCAATACATCTTATTACTATTGGTTTTGGCACTCCTCTTAATTTTACTGATTGCTCATTTCCTTTAACATCTTCTATATCTGGCTCATCAGTTACTTACGCAACCTCTAGTCTTATTATGGGTATATCTAATTTTACAGAAGAAGTAGATATAACTAAAACTTCATTAAAGTTAGGTTTTTCAGGTGCAGACCAATCACTTATATCAACTTGTTTAAATGAAAATGTTGTTAATGATTCAGTAGTTATTTTTAGAGGTTTTTTAGATGATTCTAATGCTATTATTGCTGACCCTTTTCTTTTATATGATGGCCAGATAGATACTTTTGAAATTTCTGAAACAACAAAAGAAAGTGCAGTTATTTTAAATGTTACTTCTCATTGGGCTAACTTTGATAAAAAAAATGGAAGAAAAACAAATTCAACATCTCAACAAAGATTTTTTAGTACAGATGTTGGTATGCAATTTTCATCTCAAACAGTACAAGATATTAAATGGGGAAGATCATAATGCAAGATATTATTAATTTATATAAACAGTTTGATAAATATAAAGATAATACTGATAAAGATTTGGCTAATCATATATTGCCATCAATACAATGTAATCAATATAAAAAATTTGAAGATGATGATGGTATTTATGGTTTTGTAAATTGGGCTTTCTTAAATAAAGAGAATGAATTATTTTATAAACAAAAAGGTACTGTTAAAAATAATACATGGCAAAGTGGAACTAATCTATGGTTATGTGATATTGTTATTATAAAAAATGCAAGAATAGTTATGTCTTGGGTTTATAATTATTTTAAAGATTATCTTCAAACTAACGAATGTATTAATTGGTTAAGAGTAGATCACAATAATAATATCTACAGAATATCTAAAAAATATAAAAGGGAGTTTCATATCTAATGGGTAATATTGTAAATAAAATTTTAGAACCAGTAGTAAAGGTATTTAGTAAAGCCTTATCATGGCTTGTACCTGAAGTTGATATTCCTGATTTTGGTATAAATGAAGCAGATGATTTTGAAAAAGGTGTACTACTTAATAAACAATCTAATGACGCAAATATTCCTGTTATATATGGAGAAAGATTAGTTGGTGGAACTAGAGTATTTGTAGAAACTTCAGGAACAGATAATCAATATTTATATATTGCTATAATATTAGCAGAGGGAGAAATTAACGATATAAAAGGAATTAGAATAGATGATAAAGATGTTACCTTTGCATCTTCTTTTTCTGATAATACTGTTGTTGAAGTAGATAGTAGCGATAGTGTTTTTTATAAAGGTGGAGAAAGTTTAATTAGAGTAGAACCTCATTATGGAAAAGATGGTCAATCAGCATCAACATTATTATCAACATTATCTAATTGGGGAAGCAATCATAAATTATCTGGTTTAGCTTATCTTGCAATTCGTTTTAAATGGAATCAAGATGTATTTGGTTCTATTCCTAAAATACAAACATTAATAGAGGGTAAAAAAGTTGTAGCTTATAATTCTAGTTTAGAAGCACAAACTGCTGCTTTCTCTACTAATCCAGCTTGGGTTTTATTAGACTACTTAACAAATGCTAGATATGGAAAAGGTTTAGCAGTAAGTGATATTGATTTACAATCTTTTTATGATGCTTCACAAGTTTGTGTAACACAAGTAACACCTTATTCAGGTGCTAGTGATATAAATATATTTGACGCAAATGCTGTGTTAGATACATCTAAAAAAATTATAGATAATACAAGAACTCTTTTAAAAGGTTGCAGAGGTTATCTTCCTTATACTTCTGGTAAATACAGATTAGTTATTGAAACAACAGGAACAGCATCAATTACTTTAACTGAAGATGATATATTTGGTGGGTTTTCTGTATCGAGTCCAAATAAAAACGATAAATATAATAGAGTTATTTGTTCATATGTTTCTCCTGATAAAAATTGGCAAGTAGATGAAGTGCAGTTCCCACCGATAGATGATTCTAGTTTGCCTAGTGCAGATCAACACGCAACTATGAAGTCAGCAGATGGTGGATTTTTGTTAGAGGGTCGTTTTGATTTTGGACAAGTAATAACAAGTCCATATCAGGCCGAAGAAATGGCAGAGATTATTTTAAGAAGATCAAGAGAAGCAATACAATTAAGTATAAATGCTGGTGGAAATGCTTATGATTTAGCAATAGGAGATATTGTTAATATTACACATAGTTCATTAGGTTATTCTGCAAAAGCATTTAGAGTTATTTCAATATCTTTTAATGAAGATTTTACAGTAGGTTTAAATTTAACTGAACACCAAAATTCACATTATACTTGGGCTAGTAAAACTCAACAAGCTAGTATTCCATCAACTAACTTACCTAATCCAAATGTTGTTCAACCACCAGCAAGTGTTACACTAGATGATACTTTAATTGAATATAATGATGGAACTGTAATTGTAGCTTTAGATATATCAATAGGTGCTTCTCCTGATAGCTTTGTTGATTACTACCAAGTAGAATACAAGTTAAGTACAGATTCAGATTATATTATTTATGCACAAGGTTCAGGATTAAATCACAGAGTCTTAAATGTAATTGACCAACAAATTTATAATGTAAGAGTTAAAGCTGTAAATAGTTTAGGAGTATCATCAACTTATGTAACAGCAACTAGAACAATCATTGGTGCTCTCGCACCTCCATCTGATATTGAAGATTTTTCTTGTAATGTTATTGGACAAGAGGCTCACTTATCTTGGACACAAATACCAGACTTAGACCTTGCTTATTATCAAATTAGATATTCAGCTTTAATAGATGGTTCAGCTACTTGGTCAAACTCTGTATCATTAGTTGAGAAAGTATCAAGACCAGCAACTTCAATTAATGTACCAGCAAGGGTTGGAACTTATCTTATCAAAGCTGTAGATAAACTAGGAAACTTTAGTTCTAACGCAACAGCTATTATTTCTAATGTTACAGGAGTTTTAAACTTTAATGCAGTAGCAACTCAATCAGAACACCCTGACTTTACAGGAACTAAAACAAATGTAATTGAA